GTCGCTGAAGCCGCCGGGGCGGATGGTGAGCCTGACCCGGGCGATGGTCCCCTTGGGGATCAGGTTCGAATTCTGGCGAGCGTCATTGAAATCAGTCCACGCGTTTGTCATGGTTCATGCCTCCTTGGGCGTCACTTGATTGTTCAGGGGGACGGCAACCGGAGAGGCGGTGCGACCAAACTCCATCCTCTCGGTTGCCGGTTTCGCGGAGCCGCCGATCTTGGCGAACAGGCGGCCGAGATGGGGCTCCTCGATCATGTCGAGGCGGCCCGATCTGTCCTTGGCGGGATAGCCATGGGGGTTGAACGTGTGGCAGACGAAGGCGCGGTAGGACTTGCCTTCCTCGTCCTTGATCTCAGTGAGGGTCAGGACCTCATCGACGATCCCGGGCAGTTCGAGCCCGGTCTTCGTGCCCTCGATCTGGGGCACGTAGATTTTGCGGTTGAAGTCATCGAACTTCTCGTCGAGCACGCCGACGAAGACGATGTTCTTGGCGCGGGTGTGCTGGAGGTGCACGAGCCAGGCGATCATCTCGCGGCCGTGCAGGCCGTAGGTGCCTCGCAAGTCAGGCTTGCCGGTCTTGTCGGAGACGGCCTCGGGCTGCCCGCCGCACCACTGGAAGCAGAGCCGGCCCGCGACGGTGACGGAGTCGATGAACACCGTCTCGTAGCGGTCGAGCACACGCGGGTCGCCGAACTTCTGGCAGACCGCGTCGTAGTGCGCCTGGCTATAGGGCTGCTCGGGACGGAGCGCGGGGTTCGGCCCGCCGATGAAGGCGGCAAAATCCCTGCACTCCTGCCATGTCCGCGGGCGGATCGTGTCGACGGCGAGGTCGCCGATCGCGAGGTCGCCCGCCTCGAGGTCGAAGAACAGCGTGGTGCTGCTCATCAGTGTCCTGAGCAACCAGGTCTTGCCCGAGCCCGGCTTGCCGAAGATGGCGGCCTTGACGCCGCGATGCTCGGCAAGGCGCTGCTCGGCCGTGATGATGGGAAGGCCCCGCATCATGAGCGCACCTCCGGTTCCGGGGACCCGTCCTCGAGGTCGAAGAACAACGTCATGTCCGGCGGCAGCGTCGGGAGCAGCGAGGTCTTGCCGGTGCAGCTCTTGCCGAAGATTTCGACCTTGATGCTGCGGCGCTCCGAGAGCTGCTGGCTGGCGGGGATGATAGGGAGCACGCCGCTCATGCCAGCACCTCACCGATCAGCGCGGCGTCGGCCCCATTGCCCGTCACAGCCGTGTAGAGCGCATCGAGGCGATTGGCCTCGGCAAGGCATTCCAGTCCCTTGCGCCGCATGAAACGGCGCGCGTCGTCGAGAAGATCGGGCTCCGCGATGAGATCCGGGACCGCGACATATTCTTCAGCGCTTTCGACGAAATAGGACTTCGAGCGCAGATCGCTGACGAGGGGCGCGAAGGCGTCGCAGCGGTCGGCAAAATCCGTCTGGCGCTCCAGGTCGCGCCGGTTGCGCAGGATCCGCTTTGTCTCCGAGATGATCCCGGTGCGCAGCATCCGCATCGCTCCTTCCGCGCGGGCCTGCAAACAGGTCAGCGGGAAGGCAGCCTCCATGATGTCATCGGCGATTTTCGGGGCATTGTTGCCAAGCTGGGACGCGACGTCCCAGACGCGCTCGGCAAATGCCGCTGACTGATGATCAAGCATCGAACCACTCCTTGATTTTGATGAAACATTCCGCCCCCTGGGCGATGGCCTTGACGTCGAGGTGGTGAAACGGGCCCGCCCTGGCCTCCCGCATGCCTTCGCGAGCAAGCGCGAGGTTGTCGTCCGTGGCCCATTCGGCGAAGGCGCGGAACGTGCCGGTGACATGCTGCCAGGCGGCCTGTTGCGGCGTGGGCGGGACGTAGAGCGGGTTCCGGCGGCTGGGCTTGCGCTCAGGCCGCAGGCCCCGCATGGCGGCGTCGACGACCATCTTGCGCAGCGCTGTCCGTGTTGGCTCCTCGCCGCGGGCGAGCTTCTCGTCGAGGGTGCGGCGGACGATGCCGGGGTCCACCTGCTCGGCGTCGCGGATCACGCGGGCCTCGTGGATGTCCTTCCGGGAAATTCCGAGATCGGCGGCGGTGGCAGGGGGCATGTTCCCGTCCGGAACATGCCCCCCTGTGCCGGGGTTGTTCTGCCGGGTCGCAACTTCACCGCGCTCCTGCGCCGCGTCGTACTCGTCCGCAAGACGGCGCTTGGCGAGGGCCTCAATGGTGAGAGCGTCGGCCTGGGCGCGATGGGCGGCGGCGATCAGCTCATCGTGCGCATTCTTGGCCTTGGCCAGCCGGGCCGCGCGCTTCGCGGCGTCATAAGCGAAAGACGCGAGATCGCGCGCTTCGAGCAGCTCCCCGGCACTCCGCGCGCTGGTGAGCGCGGCGGTGGCGTGGTCAATGACCTGCGGGATGCTGTCATCGCCCTCGTTGACGATCGCGGGCGCGCTCATGCCGCACCCGCAGGATCAGTGGTCAGGCGGAAGCTCTGCGCGCCGGCTTGAACGGTGCGCGCCGGTTCGAAGACCTGCCGGATGTGACGCGGCCAGGCGGCGAACCTGCGCTCGGACACCTTCAGGATCACGTCGACGTATTCGCGGGGGTCCTCGCCATCAACGGCGATCCGGTCGACAAGGTCCGCCAGCAGGTCCTGCTTCCACTCAACCTTCTTCGGCAGTTCCGCCACCACCGTGACGTCGCCGTCATCGAAACGGGCAACCCCGAAATCCTTGCCCTCGGCCACTCGCGCTGCGGCGGCCCGGTCGCGGTACCGGAGGCTGAGCGCGCCATCGAGCCAGGCCACGGCGGCCCTGGCCTTGCGCAGGGCGGCGTCGGCTTCCTGCTGGAGCCTGGCCAGTTCCTCCGGCGGCAGCAAAACGAGGTCGGCGACGGGCAGATGGACCAGTGCCTCGAGGGTGATCTGGTTGGGGATGGTCATGGGCGCTGCCCCCGTCCCCGGAAATTACGCTGTAAACCAGTCATGCAAGTTGTCCTGTGCTCGTGGTGTGGCTATCGACGGCAACCGAAGCACAGGGCGGAGATGAGCGGATAGGCGGAAACAGGCGGAAACAGGCGGAAAGACGTGTTTCCGCCTATCAAAATAAGCCATATTACAATGGGTTATGCAGCGTTTTCCGGGGAAATAGGCGGAAACAAAAGGGCCCGGCGCCGGGGTTAGGCGGCGCGCTCAAAAAAAGGATTCGACAGTCAGAGCGGTTTGGAACATAAGTCGAACTGTGACATTAAGTGAGTGGTTAAATTCAATGACCCAGATCACCCTCCGTGCCGCCTATCCCCACACCCCAGACATGGAACCGAGGCCCATGAAGGCGCAGGCCATCTGGGCCTTCGCCGATACCGTCCGCCGCCAGGTGCTGGGCTCCATGCACCGGGGCCCGGTGCAACCGCGCGCCGTTGCCGCACGTCTCAAGGCGGCGGTGATCAACGGCATCGCCATGCACTTCGTCTGGGACTTCGAGAACACCGTCCAGGACGAGCGCCGCCACCAGGTAGCGGGCCTGTGCGAGCATTCGCCCGACGAACCCGGGCAGATCATGATCAGCATCAATCCCCGCGAGGTCGCAGACCGCCCCGACCTCGAGCGCAGCACCTTCGGCCATGAGCTGGGCCACGGCCTCTATGACATGCCCGCCGCCGTGCATGAGCGCCGCGGGCTGCGGATGGAATATGTGAGCGAGGCCTCACGCCGCTATCGCAGGCTGGGCGGCCAGGAAACTTCTCAAGAGATGGACTGGGATGAATGGCGCGCCAACGAGTTCATGGGGGCATTCCTTGCGCCGCCGGTTGCCTTCCACCAGTGCCTGGTGCGGCTGGCCAACGAGCATGGTCTGGCGATGCTCAACCGCCCCTCGCTCGGCAAGATGGGGCTTCCCATCATTGACATGCGGCGCGCCGACATCGATGCGCTCGAGGAGACCGTGGACCGCCTTGGCGAAGCCTTCGGCGTCACGCCCGACTTTGCCAGGGTGCGCATGCGAAAGTACGGACTGATCACGAAACAGAAGGAATAATCATGCCATTTGGCGCCTTTGTCAGAACACGGCGCATCGAGCTGGGGATCGGCCTCAACGACATCTCCGGCCGTCTCGGCGTCTCGCCGGCCTACTGGTCGCGGGTCGAGCGCGAGCTCGAAAACCCGCCGCGCGACGAACTGATCGAGAAGACCGCCGCCATTCTTGGCATGCGGCTCGACGATCTGTTCATCGAGGCCGAGCGGTTTCCGCCCGACATGCAAAGGGACATCGGCAAGGTCGTCCGCGCCTACCGCCGGTTCCGCTCCATCGACGAAAGACACAAATGACGGGGGCTCGCAACCATGGTTCTGCCGCGGAGACAGACATTCATGCTGCCGGATATCGCCGCGCGCTGGAACGTCACCATGGCGGACTTCGGCTGTCTTGCCGTGGACGAGATCCTCACCTTCTCGACGGTGGTGAGAGGCGTTCGCGTCGATACGAGCTATGACGAACAAACGGTCGATGGTGAGCGATTCCGGGTGCCCTGTGGACCCCGTTATCTGAAGGGCGTCCAGCAACTCTACGGCGTCGACATCTGGCGGGCCTTTCGCGGCGAACCGGTCACCATCTTCAGGTTCAAGTCGAGTGAGCCTGACACCCATCTTGAAATCGAGCAAGAGCACGACTGCTTCGAAATCGGTCTCGAGGACCTCGTCCTGACCCGGCCCGAGATCGAGAAGTACGAGGCGGCCAACAGCATCGTCACGGAGACGAAACAGGCCGCCGTGCAGCCGCCCTCGGCCAGGACAACGCGGCGCCCGCCCGGACCCGGCGCATCCACGAAGCACGACTGGGACGGCTTCTACATAGAGCTCTTCCGCAACGTTTATGAGAACGGCTTGCCGTCGTCACAGGCGCTTCTCGTCCGCATGCTGATGGACTGGTTCCATGCGACCTCGAAAGAGCCTCCCGACGAGAGCACGGTCAGGAAGAAGGTCTCGCGGTTCTGGAATTCCGGGGTGTGCAGATAGGCGCCGTCCGTCCCGGGTCCGGCGCCAAGGGCGAGGCGCCGAGAGAAATTTACATCCTGCTCACCCGATGCGGCGCGATCCGCCCCGCTGCGATGACGGCAGCCGGATCAGCGTCGCCATCGCGTTGGCGAGATTCTCCGACACGGGCTCGCCATCAATCTCCTGCTCGAGGAACCAGGTGACGAGGTTCTCCTTCTTCGCCTGCGCCCGGTCCGACATCTGGAACGCGCCGATCGCCGCCTGCATGAGTTCAAGATAGGGTGTGGTGTAGGCCGAATTGATGCCGCCGGGCGAAGGCGGAAGATCAGGCCAGATGGCCTTCACCGCGAAGCGCGGCACGCGGATGTCGATGAATTCACCCTCGCGGAATTCGAGGCTCTCCTGCAAGCCGAACCGCCCCTCGCGCCAATGATGGGGAAGGATCGCCTCGTGATGGCCCGAATGGAAATCCCAGCTGGATGCGCCGGAGGCATAACGCTCGCGGCGCTGCTTCGAGAGTCTGCCCATTGCATGAAGATCGCCATCCTTCAGGGCGATGAGGAGTTCCCTCCTCGCGATCTCGTGGGACTGCTGCACCGGATCGCCGCTTCTGTACCACTGTGGCGCGGTACCCTGCCCGTCGGATGGCGACGTGCCCGCCAGTTCGATCTGCCGCAGGATCAGCCGCGCCATATGCAGCCGGGCCTCGCGAAAGCTCCACTGGTGGCGGTCCAGATCTTCAATGAACATGGAAATCTCCCGGGTTGAATGGGAAGAACATAAAGCGAACACCTGAACGGTTCAACCCTCTGTCTCGCGATGGGGGTTGACCCCTCCACCCGCCCGGCATTCCGGAAGCGTCACCCCTTCGAACGTAGCGGCGCTATCGATGGATTGGGCAGAAACGCGTGCATGCCAAATGCCCTCCACCCGAACCGCATGTCCCCTGCCGAACGCCTCGCCGAACTCGGCCGCATCCTCGCGGCCGGCTTCATCCGCATGAAGGCCCAGCAGTCCAGTCCTTTATCTGCTGACCGGGCAGAGACTTTCGTCGACTTATCCGGCCCGAAGAGTGGTCATGCAACCCGCAACTCAGCAGGAGGCATGACACGATGAGCGATCAAGTCCTGGCGCGGCTCGCCGCGCTGAAAACTACCCCCACCCCGAAGCTGAAAGAGCAATGGCGGCAACTGTTCGAGGGCGAGCCCCCGGCATTCAACCGGCGCTACCTCGAAAGCAGGCTCGCCTACCGGATCCAGGAACTGGCCTATGGCGGCCTGAAGCCGGAGACGGTGCGGCGGCTGGAGAAGCTTGGCGAGGAACTGGACGGCGGCAGCAAGGCGAAGCGGCAGACGCGCGCCGACAGCAGGCCGATTTCCGGGACGCGCCTGATCCGGGAGTATCAGGGCGTCGAGCACTGCGTCACGGTGCGCGATGATGACTTCGAGTTTCAGGGCCGCCCCTACAAGTCACTGTCGGCCATCGCGCGCGCCATTACCGGCACGCAGTGGAATGGCGTGGTCTTCTTCGGGCTCAAATCCGGGAGGCGCGCATGACCAAACCTGCCACCCGCAAGTTTCGCTGCGCCGTCTACACCCGCAAATCCTCCGAGGAAGGTCTTGAGCAGGAGTTCAACAGTCTCGACGCCCAGCGCGAGGCCTGCGAGGCTTACATCGCCAGTCAGCGCTCAGAAGGTTGGGCCCTGGTGCGCGACCACTATGACGATGGCGGCATCTCTGGCGGCACGCTGGACCGCCCTGCTCTGCAGCGGCTCCTGTCCGACATCGAGGACGGGCTCGTCGATGTTGTGGTGGTCTACAAGATTGACCGCCTCTCGCGCTCGCTGATGGATTTCTCGAAGCTGGTCGAGGTCTTCGACCGCAACAATGTCACCTTCGTGAGCGTCACCCAGTCCTTCAACACCACCACGTCCATGGGGCGGCTGACCCTCAACATCCTCCTGTCCTTCGCCCAGTTCGAGCGCGAGGTAACGGCCGAGCGCATACGCGACAAGGTGCGCGCCAGTCGCATGAAGGGCATCTTCATGGGCGGCACCCCGCCCTACGGCTACAAGCCGAAGGACCGCAAGCTGGTAATCGATGAGGAGGAAGCCAGGAACGTCCGGTGGATTTTCTCCCGCTTCCTTGAGATTGGCTCGGCCACGGAACTGGCGCGGGAGACCGCCAGGCGGGGAATCCGCACCCCGCGTGGCAACGCCATGAGCAAAAACTTCCTGTACCGGATGTTGAACAACCGCGCCTACATCGGCGAGGCTGTGCACAAGGGCACGGGGTACGCCGGTGAGCACCAGCGTCTGATCGATCAGAAGACCTGGGACCGGGTGCATTCCATTCTGCAGGAGAGCCCCCGCCTCCGCGCCAACAATACCCGGGCCGAAACCCCTGCGCCGCTCAAAGGACTGCTTTTTGGGGAGGACGGCGCCGCCTTCTCCCCCACCCACACGCGCAAGTGCGACCGGCTCTACCGCTACTATGTCAGCCAGACTGTCCTGAAACATGGCGCCGGCAAATGCCCGGTGGCGCGCGTCCCGGCGGCTGAGATCGAGGCCGCCGTCATCGGCCAGATCCGCAGCATGCTGCGCGCGCCGGAGGTGGTGATGTCCACATGGCGCGCCGCGCTGCCGGAATGTGATGGCTTGGCGGAGAATGAAGTGCGCGAGGCGCTAGCGGCAGTCGACCCCTTATGGGCAGAACTGTTTCCAGCCGAGCAGGCGAGAGTCATTCAGCTGTTGATTGACCGCGTGGATATCGGCACCGAGGGATTGAAGTTGCGGTTCAGGGACAAGGGGCTGGCGCAGATGGTGACGGAGGTCGGCGTGATTGCGGGTAAAGGCCGAAAGGCTGCTGCATGACCGGGCAGACCGTTACCGTTACAGTGCCCTTCGCCATCCGCAAGCGCGGCGGAAGGAAGCTCGTCATCACGCCAGACGGAATGACAGCCGCACCAGCACCAAGGGCGAGGGTGGACAGCGCGCTGCTGAAAGCACTGGCGCGCGGATTCCGCTGGCGAAGGCTGCTCGAGACCGGCGACTACGCCACCATCGAGGAGATCGCCGAGGCCGAGAACATCAACTCGTCCTACGTCAGCCGGGTCCTGCGCATGACACTGCTGGCGCCGGAGATCGTGGAGGCCATATTGGCGGGCAAGCAGCCGGAGGGGCTGACGATGGCGAGGGCGATGCAGCCGTTTCCGATGGATTGGCGGTGTCAATCATTTCTATAG